ACTTTATTCGTTCCATCCGTTATAATAGTCACTGTTGAGTTGAGAACAGACAACATTTTCAAAGTCACAACTGTTGTCAAACTGTTGTCAAATTCAAATTTTGAATTCAAAAAATGTAGTGTTTAAGCCAAAAGTAGGCACTTCGACTAACTGCCTTCTAAGCAGTAGGTCAGGGGTTCGAGTCCCTTTTGGCGCGCCAACCTAACAAATTAGGAAACCCTTGAAAAGTGGCTTAAATAGTGGCTTTTTGAGGGTTTTCTTGTTTTTGTCATTATACATAGCCTCGTTCCAAGCGTGGCAAAAACCTACTTGTTTTACCAAGTAGTACCAAGTAATACCAAATAAACTGTTGTCAAAACTGTTGTCAAAATTTCAAAATTCTCTGACAACAGTTTTCAAAACACAAAATCGGAGGTCAATTTATGAAAAACACAAAAAATGACAAAAACACAAATCAACCAGTTCGTACCAGAAGAGACAACGGAGCAGGTTCAATTACCCTACGAAAAGACGGAAGATGGATGGGTTCAATTCAGTACGGATATAAAGCTGACGGTAAACCAAAACGCATTACCGTCTACGGAAAAACACAGCAAGAAGTAAAGAGAAAACTAAGAGAGAAAAGTGAAGAGTTTGTTAAAAACGATGGCAATATCATATTAGCTAAATCAATTAAGGATTGGTTTTCAGAATGGTTGTATAAGGAATTAAAATACACCTTAAAACCGAAAAGTTTTGATGCAAAAGAAAGAACGATCAATAAATTTATTATTCCAAATTTTGGCTATATACAAATTAACCAGTTGACATCTAAAGATGTACAAGCCCTTATAAACAAAATGGTAAAACAGGGGTATTCTTTATCCCAAATAGATAAAGTAAAAACAACAATAGCACAAAAATATCGCTTAGGGATGCAAAATAATGAAGTAACAATAAACCCAGCACTTAATGTGAAATTGCCAGCATCATTGAAAGCTGAGGTGGATACTAAACAGGTTTCAGCATTAAGTGAGGAAGAAGTAAAGAAATTAACCGAGCTGGCGTATAAAACACATCCTAATGGAACAAAAATATACTCCAGAGGAGAATTTATTGTATTTTTGCTCAATACTGGCTTAAGATTTGGAGAGGCAACAGCTTTAACTTGGGATGATGTTGACTTTCAAAACCACACAATTACTGTTAATAAGAGTTATGTTACAGTATTAAATCGGGATAAAAATAATATTAATCCTCGAACCAAAAAACCTTATGCAACTACAATGGTATTGCAACATTCTCCAAAGACAACACGCAGTACAAGAATTATTCCATTAAACAAAGAAGCTCAAAGAGCTTTAAAAGGTTTATGGGATTGCAATAAAAAATACGAGTTGGTATGTGCTAACGAGAATGGAAATCCTAATAGTTCATCTAATTTAAACAGAAGTTTAAAATATATGCTTAAACGGGCGGGTATAAGCACCTCGTACAGTGTTCATTCATTGCGTCACACCTTTGCCACACAGTTATTTCGTAATCATGTGGACATAGAAATAATTAGTCAATTATTAGGACACGCAGACACTACGATAACCTACAACACCTACATTCATATTATTCAGGCGGAAAAAATTGAAGCAGTTGGTTCGTTGGATTTTGTGAAATAAAATACAAAAAAATAGGGGTAACTCGATTTGAGTTACCCCTAAAAATTTAAAAACTATGGGAAAGTCATTAACCCTCTCAATGCAAAACCTAATGGTTTTTGATACCTTATTTTGTTTCATCTCTAAAAACTTCACGCAGAAACTCTGCTCAATTATTAATAATCTTCTTAATCATCCTCTTTGTCTGTTTTATCGTCCTTAACCAAGTGAATCTTATTTGTTCTCTCTCCAAGTTCCAACAACTCTTTAACCGTATATTCACGAAAATGAACCGTCTTTTTGTCTACTATAATTTCTTGATTTTTGTTCTTTTTATGTGACTTCTTCATTTGTGTTACACCTCTGGCATACATTTATTTTTATTTAAATTTAGTAAGTAAGACAAACCTACAATGTCAATATACGATTTTAAATATGTGTTTATGAAAGTTTCAATCTCTATTTCGGTTTCTTTACGACTTTTTGCGTGTTGTCCAAATGGCGTTTTATGTAGACAATCTATTTGTAAAATAAAATCTACACTGCTTTCATCCATTACCGAAACCGCAATACCAATATACTCTTTAATATCAATATTGTGAGTAGGATTTTTATACCATTTGCTATTCTTTGCATTTATTTGATTTTCAGACACAAGGCTTATTCCAACCTTATTGCTTGAAAAAATATAATACGAATAATATTTACTCCTACTTGTGAGAGGTTTAGAACCCTTGCAAGTATCTCTATTTGGACTCCTTCTGCCTGACATTTTTACATGTCTCTCTATTTTGTCTTTAGATGTTTTATTAAACACATACTCAACCGATACTCGTGTGCTACAGTGTAAAACTTCCTTAAACAAGTGCTGTATCTTTTCGCACACAATTTCGCTTGTTTTCTTAAAAATATGAGATTTCCATTGTGGGTTGCTTTTAATTTCTATGTTTATTGTGTTCATTAGCGAATTTTGATTACTCAAAGCTTCGATGGCTATTTGCTGCTTTTTATTTTGATGTTCTTGATATTTTGTACAGACCGCATTAAAAACAATGCCACCAATCAATAACATAAAAGTTAAAACAAACCAAAGATAAATTTGTAAATCAAAAAATATAGGGATTATAATACCTAATACAGACGCAATAATAGCCATCACAGTATTATTTGTCCCTATCGCATAGATGAATTTTAGAAAACTGATGAATCCGCTATTGTCGTTTTTATGTTCTTCTACCCATTTATACATATTATCAGTACCCTTAGCAATTATTTATTATATTATTATAGTAGCACAAATGTTGTAGAAAATCAACGACAACCAGTATTTTTTGGAAGTATATATTAAAAACACATCTTCTCCCAATTTATTATTCGATAGTGGTGAGCGAAAAACATTTTCAAGCCAGTCACTTATTATTCGCTAGTGGTGAGCGAAAAACATTTAAAAGGATTATTTTAATCCCATTTGATTTCATTTTTATTATACTTAGATAATCTATCTAATATCCATTGCTTTTTGTGGTGAGACTGATTGTCAAAATCTTTAACTTTATTTTTATCTACCTCGAAAGACTGACTTATCGGTACTGCAAGCACTGACATTTTTAACATCCTTTCTAAAAAAACGAAATTGGCGTTTATGACCATTGGTACGCCATAAACCAACCCACCTCTTTATCTTCCTCTATGTTGGTCAACCATAGTCTTATCTTCGCTCGCTGTCCAATTATTTTGAGTCGCTGGCATCGTGCTACGACCAAGAATCTAAACCATTTCATCTGTATTCTACAGAAAGGTAGTTGCGTTCGCATTCCTGACATCTAAAGGTAGATGTTACCACTATACAAATCTGCCCAAGTGGGCTGACACTAAATGTCATAATTGCCTGTGAATCCTCAGATTATCACAGGGCGATCACTAATATATTATGCCCCACAAGCTCGAAAAACATTGCAGAAATACCAAGACCGTATACCCTAAAGTATCACAGTACGAACTTATGTGTTATCTTTTGGTCTGTCAGCCAAGTGCTTTTTTAGCGTTGGCAATTTTCTTATCTTTAGCCCAATTGCAATCGTTGATAAGATGATAAATCACATTGATTGTCGGTTCATCAACGATACCATTAGCTGTGATCTTACCTGCTCTCTGTGCCTCTTTTACAGCTTTCAAAGTGCCGTCACCGAAACCGTTCGAGTTATCGACTTTCGTCTTAATAATGCCCATATTATAGAGCGTAATTAACTGTTTCTTAAACGCAAGTATAGCTGTGTTATGTAAACCGTATTTAATCATTTCTTCTTCCTCCTTATTTGTTGTTTTACCACCAAGTTTTGCAGTTACTGTTTTTGCAAGATTGCCAAGACGGTTGTAAAGCCAATCGCCCGGACAGGATTTATTTGCAAACCATCTATGTACAGTTAAAACCATTTCATTCGACTTTGGCGAATAATTTAGCGTCTTGCTCTCATTGCCAAACCAAAGCAGTTTAGTTTTGCCGTTTCGCTTGCAAATGTCAACACATAAGTCAACAAGTTTGTTGTATACTTTGCTATTCATCGTGTACGGTGCGGTTGTGTCACTTGCACATTCAATTGTTACCGCCCTCTGGTCATTTGCATTTGACGAACTACACCAAGAACGATTACCTTCATCAACACAAAGCAATACTCTGCCATCATAACCAATACCATAGTTACAACTTGCATCGCAAGCTGTGTTCATAAAAATATTGCCGAGGGTTTCAACACTGCACTGACCTACAACACAATGCGGAGTAATGCGGTCAATACTGTGTGTGCGTTTACCGCTGTGGTTTGGGCTTAATTTTGTGTAATCAACAAGTTTTGAATTACTCATAATTATTCCTCGCTTTCACAAATAATTTTTTTGTTTTCAAACTTTTTGTATGCGTCAAGATACATTTCGTTTTTATCGCCATTGTATGTGCATTCGTAGTACATACCATCGTGTAATGTTGTGCTAATAAGGCATTTGTGGTTTTGCAAAGTCTTACATGACCACACTACAAAAATGTCAAAAACAGGTGTACCATCTGACTTATCTAAGTGATTTAAAACATACCTGCGTACCTCTGATATTGCAAGTTCAATAAAATTTGCATTTGTCATAATTATTCCTCACCTTCATCTGTTTTAAATTACAAAGCACCCACCTCAATTAAGAGATGAGTGCTAATTTTATGTATTGTATTTAATTACTTAGGCTCACCATAAGTCATAGCCTGTGCACTATCTGATGTACCCTTAGTTGTAGGATCGACCACAACACCAAGCACTGCAAGCAAAGCAAATATGGTATTCACTACCGCCGTAAGGTTGTTGCCAAGTTCACCAAAATCAAGCTCAAACCCAAATACTTTAGCTACTGCCTGAATAAACAGAAGTGCCGCAGGAATAAGTGCAAGCCAAAATGTTTTATTTTTAAATCTTACTGTCCAGTTAATCATATAACCAACTCCTTAAATATTCTTTTCTGGCAAATGTAATGCCAGTTTATATCTATCAGTACAATATGTGTCTCCTCCGAGATTGTGATACTCTTTATACAGGTCAATCAAATTGAGCTTTTGTATCGAGGTGATACTATTTTTTGCAATGCACTTGTCACACAACTCTAAGATACTATTTCTCAAACCTGCCTTCACTGCTTCAGCCAACTTAACCGACATATCCCACTTCTCTGTATCAAGAGAAATGTGAGACTCTAACATTTCTTCAATTTTGTTCAGTTTCTCTATTGTGTCATTAGTGTTGTTTGTATTTCGCACCCAACCGATTATTTTACGGCGTAGAGGAGTGACGATAGCAGTCAACACTGTTAATATAGCAGTAGCACAACCAAAGCATACACTAATAGTCTTAATGATTTCAATTATTTCATTACTCATTCAATCACCACATTGGTTATTACTCCTTTGTTTGTATTATTTTTTCAAGCGCTGCAACTCTTGCCTCAAGATTGCCTTTTAAGACTTTATTGCGATTAGCAAGAGATACAGTGCATTGCATATCAATTGTTTTGTTCGCTGCAAGCTTAACTCGTAAATATGTAATAGGTTTAGTTACACCGTCTACAATCAATGACTTGGAAGCCTTATTCAACGCTAACTCCAGAGATGTATCAATTATGTTATAAGACGAATCTGCGAAAGTAATTGTCACATCTGATGAAACTGGTGTAATATTATCTATATAGAAATTATATGTACCGCCTTTCAATTCCAATGAATCAAGCTTAACATAGACGAAAGACTTGCCACTTGTGTATGCTGTATCGCATTTAATACTCAATGTATTGTCTGTTGCTACGACACTAAAGTGAGTATTGGTTTTGCTTGTGTATGTACCATTAGTACACGATAAAATATTTGGAGCATCCTCTAACACATCTGATACATTAGCTTTTGGTTCACCAAAGTCGCTATCTAACAAGTCGTACATTCTAAACAATTTATTATAATCGTCTGTAAGATTATTGGTGTACAGCATATGATTAGGCTTAACATATGTTGTTGAACCAATATCGAGAGTATTACCACTATTCGTCAAACCAAAGTATTGATTATTTGCAGTTTGTACTTCGTTTTCAGTTGTACCATACTTATAATTAACATTAGATAAAGATAATTTATTAATTGCCGAAATCATACTTGCATCAAACATAATTGCAGATACACCACGATAATGTCCTATTTGACAATCGTCAAAAATGATAGACTGATATTGATAAGTCAATCCTGCTGCATACCCTGATCTTAACGGACTTGTCACATTTTCAATTGTGCAATGTCGTACAATAACACTACACGGTTCATTGGTATAATATGTACCTGTTACAGACAGTCTCTGATTAAGCACAATGCCATTGCCAGTGTATTTGTCTCCATGCGTAGATGTTTCAGTTTTATCTGCTCCATAAAGTTTACAGTTGTCAATATAATTAGTGCCGTTATCCCAATCAAGAGTTACACAACTTGCATACTTATTGTGTATTGTTGAGTCTCTAAGTGTCATCTTACCGTATTGTGCTTCAATTGCCGCACCCCAACCATCAATATCAATGTAACAATTGTCAATGTTGGTATATCTTGTACTTACTTTAATGCCTCTTTTTGCACAGTCAGTAATTGTGCAGTTGGATACAGTAATATAACTATCACCACTACAGTCAGCAGAAGGTCTTTGAGTTAAATAAATACCATCTCCATCAGGCTCTTTGTTGCCAACTTTGTATCCATTAATGTTGCTAATTTGAGAATTGCTGATATATCCGTGCTGACTAAACTCACCATTAACACTTGACACTCCTATACCGACTGCGTGGATAAATGTATCCTCAGATACAGTACCAGCCTTAATGTCAGATACAATAACATTATTGATATTAAACTGAGAACAGTCTCTAATTAAATTAATACCAGCAGCAAATGAAGATGCTTTGTTTCCTGCACCTTTAATGGTTGCATTTGTGATATTACTGTTTTGACAACCAACTAATGTAATACACTGAGACACTTTGTGTTGTCCATCGAAACAACCCCCGATAATTGTTAAATTATTACAATTAGTGAACTTAAAAAACGAACCTTGCACAGTCGTTTCAGCAGCGTCTGTCGAATTAGTAGCTTGATTGTAAAATACAAAATTAGCATTATCACAAATAATGGTCAAGTCATCAATATTAGACAAAGCAATATCATTGCACTTATAAGTACCTGCTGGAAAATAAAGACATCTTTTACTTAACGAAGCTGTCGGTATTTTCGATAAGCTTGTCACTACTCCTGAATTGCTAACACCATACGCAGTTGCACTCAATAGTGACAAATTATTGTTACTCCAAAAATTATTTAGGAGATATGCAATGCTTGGATAATTCTTAGCCGTGTCCGTAATATCAGAGTTCTCCAAAATCTTCAAATCCTTGTTTTCAGGATTAATGTTAGAATATTTGGATATCAAGGTTAATAATGCACTAAACTGTTCACTTGCTTCAATTACACGACCACTGGTTGACTTGTTAATAGTGAGATTAATACCGCTAATTTTCAAAACCTTGTTATCAATGGTGATATTAAGTTCACCTTCACCCACACCTGCATAAGCAGTCATAGAGGGTTTAACTTCAAACTCAACAACGCCTCGTTTAGCATCTATAATTGTTGCGTCAACAATTTCTTCAGAACCACGAGGGAGAGTTATTGTGTATGTAACTGCCGAACCAGTTAAGTCGATTGCTCCCTTATCATCCACGACCATAAGGCGAGGATATTTGATACCACCCTCGCCTTGTGTCACAGTAAAAAACTTGTTGTTGTCTTTCCAAGCGTGTACTGTATATATTTTATTGTAGGTTTTCATTATTTTCCTCCTTATCACTTCGTTAATATATACATTGTATTTTCATAAATAGAAATATTACTTGTACACTATAACGAATAATTTGGCTTTAAAACCCTCCTCTTTAATTATTTAAAATTTCTTGCACCTTCGCCCTGATTTTGTCAGGCACATCGTCAATAGTTTTGAATCCCTTGCGGATTAATTCCGTCAGTACCCGAAACACCATCTTGTCCTTTTAGTTCACCATTGTTGAGTTTCTGTTGGAAAGTTTCGCCATCTGCAAACGGAATATCATCGGCAGTATAGGTTTGCTTAATGTTCAAATCTTCAAGTGACTTATCTCCGTTAAGTTCAACACCATTGATAGAAGGTCTATTGCTCAAATGCGCATAATCACCATCAAACTCTTTAAGTGTTCGCCAAATAGTGTTACCGTCACTGTCTATAGACAATACCTGTCCGACAACACCGTCTATAGTCGGTTTAGGGATAAAGTTTTCTAAGACATTAAAATCATCAGTGCTTTCAACCTTTGTATCATCTGGTGCAAAAGAAACCTTAAAATTAACGCCTGAAAATCTTACATTACCTTCAGGGAATTGTAATTCTACAATACCTTTTAGCACACCTTCAGCCGTTGTCATCTGTAAATACAAAGGTAAATAAATCAGACCTTTATCTTTATCTACTCTGCATTCAACACCTACTTTATGCTCATCTGGTTTTAATCCATAATAGGTGGCCAGCGTACATTCTGAAAGGTCGATATCAGCACCGTGATTTTTAATCTCAATTTCAAACTCAGTCACACCGTGTTCTCTTTGTGTGATTGGTTCAAGAACCTTATTAATATAAGCACAGTCAATGCTTAAATGTCTAATAATCATATAATCACCACCTATTATTCTGTAAAATTAAATGTTGTATTTCTAACACTTGTTTGTGAAATCGTATTGAAACAATCAATAAATCTCTTCTTGAGAGGCTTGGCGGAATAGTTTGTATTAAATGTCAAACTGAAATCTGATACATCATCATAATTTATATGAATTGAAAGCAAAATAGGATACTGCCAATCACCGTCTTTTACTTCAAGAGATAGTGCTGCACCAAGTGTTAAATCTGCAATGTTATCCTTCATTTCGGGAATCGTCAATATGTTCGCCGATTCAATCTCAAATTCATAGCACTGCTTGCTGAGATAATTGTCGTGGTCAGATTTAGCCTGAACCATTACTTCTTGCAATGTTGTTATAATATCATTAGCGGAATAGGTATCACTAAATACAACATTGTCATTTGTCCAATCTCCTTCAGCAATGTAATTTTGAAGTTCTAAAATTTCAGCGGGGGAGAGGATTGTTGCAATCCCGTCTTTGTTTGCCTGAATTGCCGTTTTGTAATTCAGTGTAAACTTTTTAGCTACTGTTTGCATCTTGTTATAACATGTGTTGTATTTGGTTACTACGTTATCATAATCATTTTTTGTATTCCAATATGTCTCTGCTGCCGAATACAATTTTGTATATAAAGATTTGGAGTAATAGCAATCGTAATTGATGTAATCGTATGGTGGGTTTCTCATTCCACTCGGAATACGCACATGGTCATCTACAAGAACTTGATAAGCATAATGCAACTCTCCACTTGAAGAGTTAGGGAGCGGTTTGTCGCTAAACCCATATTTGTCTAGTAGATGTGTATTAATTGTATCTGCGACTGTTAAGTATGTTGTTAAAGCTTTTGACACTTTAGAAACTTGCTCTATTTTCTTCTTATTGCACTCAATCAATAATGCCCCGTTATTAGCATATTTTACAGACTGTTTTTCAATGTTTGTTTGCCACACCGTAAGAGCTTCTTTTAAGGTTCTGTTTTTAGTGTCATCAGCCACATAATCTAATTGATTTTCAATATTACTAAAATTGTACAATATATTATTTCCCGTAGGGTTGATTAACCCTAATCCGTATTGATCGTTAGATGTATGCACTCTTAATGCACTAATGCACCTATCATCAGTTGTGTGAACATTCGTATTTTTGATTGCATTTTGCCATGTTAACATTGCCTTAGAATGAGTGCCTAAATATTTTTCATCAGTATTATAATACCGCCGCTCTTCTGTCTCTATGTTTCCATCTATTATATTAATTGTCATATTTTCTGAATTAAAAATGAAATAGCATTGGTATGACGAAGCGATATCATTATTTAAAAAAGTATAAACATTTGCATTATCAACATCGTCAAGTGTTCTATACCTAACACACACTGCTTGAGAAATGTATCCTATTTTCCATTGTGGAAGATAGTCAAGTATTTGATTCAGCAATCCTCGGACAAACTTTTGTTTATGTCTTGTGTTGCCATAACAATCGTAATACCAATTATCACTGGTAACAAGGTCGTTAATATGATCAGGCACAAATAGTGGTAATGTACTGTTTGATAAAGAAAACGCTCTTTTTGATAAAGTCATCTCATAAGACTGGGCTGTTACTTTTAGCACAGCATTACTTCCGTTATCATTTATTTCTTCTGTGTTAGTAATAACCCACCATACATTTCGTATGCCATAGTTTTTATTTTTATTTGTTTCAAAGTGTGTACACAATCTTTCTCTTGAAAAGATTTGCACCCAAGAGGCATTGGGAATATATGTACGATAAGTATTGTCGCTATATGTTGCTTGACTACATACAAGACTTATTCGGATATACCCTTCGTCAATAGTATCAGTATTGTTTTCAATATTACCATCGCTATCCTTTACTGTAAAATCTACATATCTTCGGAATGGTTGTTTCGATGATTCATGATAATAATTATCATCAGATTTAAGCCAGCTATCTGCGTTAGCTTCCTTATAGTAATGAATTTTAAATGAGTACCGCAAAGTGTCACCGTTAAAACATTTTGTTGCAATGACATCGCCTTTATGCACAGGTATAAAACTTTTACAGGCTAAATACTGGTAAGTATACCATCCTTGCTTGTACAAGTCTAAGCTTTCTGAATAATCTTCAAATATCCCATCATTAATAGTGCCGCCCCATACCCACTCGTAACCGTATGTAGTACCGATATCAAAAAGCATAGTTTCGTTTTTAATATTGAAATTGTTGATTGCTGTATTAACATCAAACGACAACTCATAATCTTTTCGTGTACCTCCACCTTTTAAATTATACAGATAATCTGCATAATAACTTTCTCCTGTAAATTTAAAATACTCAGTTGAATCGTTGAGGTACAAAAGCATATCGGGTTTGAGATTATCATAATTAGGATTATCCATCCAACTATTGGTACGAGTGTCATAAACTTTTTTTGGTACTTCAAAACTCATTTCCGAAGCTGTCCCAAAATTATAATCAGCAGTCCAATTGTGTATATTTTTGACATAGCCAAGTGAGGTCTTTTTATTCTGTCTATACAACACCATGTCGGGAGTCTCTTGTGCGTAATTTCGTGTTTGCATTAAACACCACCCAACCTATGCATTGTAGTGTACTTTAAAACTAAGCTTTTATCGGGATCGAAAACATCGTAAGCATAGTTATGTTTAGCGTCAGTTCTATCTGCGGATTTAATGTATAGATAAATCTGATTTTGACCATTACCAAGCCAAAATAAAGATACATAATCGAGATTATCTTTAATAACTCCGTTGTATTGAATGAATGGGGGAGTGAGTGAATGAAAAGTTCTTTCATTAGGTTCTTTCATTGTTACCATTCCATATTTAGTATCCAGTTCGTATACGGCATCTTTATCTGTATGATAATTCACATTCGCATCGAAAACGAACATAGACTTATTAAGTTTATTTCCAACATACACTCTATAATTCGATAATGTGTAATCTATTTGATGTTCTGTCCAGTTGTGTCCGATCTTTAAATCAATAATAGGACAAATTTTGTTATTGATAGGTTGTCCTTCAATATCAATTGTAGTTTCAAAAGATAATGTTTGCCCTGTATTTGACGGTTTAGTTGCAACCCCTTTAAACTCAACTTCATTGTCCTGATACCAAAATCCACTATCATTTTGTACCTTACAACGCAAACCTCTATAGCCTCGTGCATCGGTAATATCACTGTCAGGAATAAATAATGCGTTGAGGTAATAGTCGGATGTGTCGTTTTGTAAATAAAGTCGTTTCCAACCGTCTTGTCCGAATAACCAATTTTTAATTTCAATCATTATTTCGGCTGGAATATTATCTTCTGGGCTAATAATTTCAACTGAAAATTCAAGTGGATGTTCAGCATAATTAAGATTGTATAAAAGCTGTTGTGCATTATGGGGGAGAGCCACAGTAGTGGGTTCATATTCGCCTCCACTTGCAAACTCATTACTATCGTCACTTATAAAAGCTAAAATTAAATTATAATCACCTGAGTATATATCATTATAGGTAAAATAACAATCTCTATACAACCAAAACACCTCCTTAATAAAAACATAGATAAATATATAATCTTACTTGTAAAAATAAAAATATTATGGTAAAATAAAACAAAAAGGGAGTGAAGAATAATGAATGCAAATAACACTAAAAACAATAGTGGAAAACTGATTACCATTGGCATTATAGTGGGCGTAATACTGTTACTTTCATTGATTGGCTCAAATTGTTCATCAACTTGTATTGAAGATGGATGTGACCGACCAAGAGCTAACAACAGTTATTGGTGTACTTATCATGAATCAATACATTATTTAGCTCACGAAATGGAACAATCTAAGTAACACAAAAGGCTGTCGGTTGACAGCCTTTCTTTTAATTTTGCAATAAAAAAGAGAAGATGAAATTTCATCTTCTCTTTAAATATTGTCTAATTATTATCTTTATAAAATTTAGCTTGCTAATATGTAACTCTTTAATTCAAATTCAATATCTTCTAATAAGTTTTGCGCTTGCAAACTGTCATCCTCATCAACCATTGTTGCACCTCGATAACGAGCTGTGCGAGAAATAGACTGCAAAGAATTATATTTTGTTATTAAACGCCTCGAAAAAACTGTATTGTTATTATTAAGATATCTGCTTCTATCTTGATGGGTACACACTTCATGAATCCCACATTGTAAACTCAAAACAGCTTCTATAAGATGTTTTGCGGCATAAAAATCAACAGTAATCTCCCAATCATAAAAATTTTCACATTGATTATTTATGCCTTTACTTATAAAATTTTTGTTGTGTAAATATTGATTATAATGAATATTGTACACATCAGTAGATCTTTCCATTACTTACATCTCTTCTTCAAAAGTTACTATATCCTTGCCAACAAACTGCTTTATACTTGTGAATACAATACCTACTCTAAAAGGCAATTTGTTTTCATATTCTATACATAGTTCAGATATTTTATCCAATAAACTGTAATCTTTTTCTTTGCAAATCACCCAATATTCAACTTCATTAGTCTCAGACATCTGTCTGTAACCAACAGTAAAGTTCAAAGGTGCTATCTCTTTAATAAACTTTGCAAACATAGATTTCCAGCTCTCTTTACTTATAGATACTGATAAACTACAAAGTGCTTTACATGCTTGTATTGTTTCCCATTTATTAAAAGCTTTAGTAATCTGTTCTTGTTTATCCCGAAATAAATCATCCGTCAAAACATCAATAATAAGCTGGTCTTTCTCTTGATTGGTGGAGTATGACTTCAACGCCTTATATCTTTCTGATTGACTTGTTCTAACTTTTGTTGCTGGGCAAGACATAATCACACCTCCATTCAGTTACCTTTCTGGTGTTTTAATTCCAAGATCAATATTAAATTGCTTTTGATAATCTACTACTGCATTTACCATAGGAGCAACCACCGACAAAACATTATTTGGAGCAATTGCTACTTGTACTTCTTCGGTTGCATTATTCTCTCCGTCAATAACAGCAAAAAAAATCCGAAATTCTTCTTGAGTAAATTCAATTTTTATGGCATTTGGTTTAATAGTTCCGTTCATATTTCTCGAACCTCCTATCATTATTATGCCCTATATCATTATGACTATGTTCAGTATATGCCAACCCTCGTGCATTGTATTACTGCCACCATCGTCATAGAAGTATTATATACTATATCTTGTGCAAAAGTCAAGACTTTTCTGTAAAATCGGGATGAAATATACACATTTATTGTGTCACGAGGGTTGGCTTTTATTCATAATATACAATTAAATATGTCTGTTATTTACGGTATAAGACATAAGTTTTTTGATAGTGTTATTCATAATTTTCTCAGACTCCTTGTGCAGTGCATTAACAGTAGCCTGAGTCGCATCACCTTGCACATTGATGTTGATAGCAGGGGAAACAACAGTTGATTTATTGTTCACAACATTCGGTGTTATTTCAGAACCAAACTTCTGTGCAAAATAATCCGTTGGAGCTGATGCAAATTCAAACAATTCATTGGTCATCGCTTTGCTAAACACAGGGTTGCCTTGTGGTAAGATTGTATATCTGCCATTGCCAAGAGATGTAGGGATAAGTTCTGAACCAATGCCCTCTTCATCAACAATAGACAAGCCACCTTTGGCTGATTTTGTACCACTTGCGTGTTTACCAGCCACAAAACCAATAGGAGATCCGTATAAAAATGGTTTAGGGTTGTTATAATTTCTTTGCTGAACCGGACCGATAGGAGAGTCATATAATTTACGAAATTTCTTACCATTTTCTACAGCTTCGCCTAATGCTTCTTTTAGCTTATTAGCTTTATCAGTGTAGTCCATAACAGCTTGTGCATTATTAGTAATTGCATTGGCATTATTATTAATGTTATCCTTAATAGTGTTAATAGAACTACTAACACTATCAATAGCATCGCTAACATTATCAATTTGAGTTTGATAAATTTCAATTTGTCCTGTCAAATCATAGATATGATTTTGCATTACATTAAGTAAATCAATAGTCGATAAATTATCAGTATTATATGCTTGTAAAGCATTTTGTGCCTCAGTCCACATATGATTAAATTCGGCTTCAGAAGTAGTAGTGTATTGCTGTACATATGCGGATAATTGACTATACAATTGTCCGTTATCGTTATCAATCATACTACAAGCATCTTTATATAATCGTACTTCATCACCAAGATAATCTTCAATTAACTGAATTTTATCATCATAATACTTATCGTTAGCCTCTTTTAACTTATCTAAAGCATCTATACGATCATTATATGTATCTTCTCTAAGAGTGTCAGATAAATCATCTTTACTATCATTATAAGAATCAAGAGCTTCTTTATTTGCCTTTTTACCCGCTGAAGAATCGTCAAGACCTGTAATTGCAACACTTAAAGCATTTTTTGCTACATCAGATTCTTTTTCTGCTAATTCTTTTGCTTTTTTAATTTGCTCTTCTTGAAGGTCTAACTGCTCTTTGTATTTATCAATAATATCATCTTGAGATTTCTTTTGCTTTTCAAGACCTTCTTTTTCAAGTTCTTTATTTTTTTGTATCATTTCCTGAACTAAATCAATCAGGTCTTTGATACTATCTATACCGTTCTCTGTAGAGTCCTTCGCATCTTCTAAAGCGTCCTTTTGCTTTTCTAAAGCATCTTTATTTTTTTCTAAAGTGTCCTTTTGCTTTTCTAAAGCGTCAGTCGCTTTATCGGTAGATTTTGTATAACCAAAAAAAGCATCAGTATTATTTTCTAATTGATTTTCAGCCTCATCATATATAGTGATGATTTTAGAATACCTATCAATAACACCATATACTTTTTTCGGATCAATACCTTCTGCAATTTTTTTAGCAGCAGCCATTGTAAGGGTTGCTTCAGTTAGTTTAAGTGTGCTATTAGTTAATTTATCAGTCGTAGCAACTTCAGTGGCATTTGATAACGCATTTATGTCGCTTAAAGCAGATTGTAATTGTGTGTACTTTAAATTCTCAATCTTAGCCTTTGCCAATTTAATATAAGCATTTTTATTTAATTCCAATTGTCCATTTTCATTAAACAATGCACTTATATAATCGTCACCAGCATCAATAATACTATCAAGATTTTCTAATGTTAAATATCCATTAGTGTTGTAATCTTCAACAACGCCAGAAAGTGTTTTATAAGTTTTTCCGATATCATCTAAAGCATCTTTTGCAGAACTAAGTTTATCATCAACTTTAGATGATGTAATAGAATAATTCCATGCAGTAGTGGCGGTAGTAGCCTCTTCTGTATTTTGTGCTAATTTAGGAAATAGCTCCGACAGTCTATTTAATACAGCTTCTTGAACAGTTTCTGAATCGGTAGCCTTTTCACAAGACTCTTTAAATTTAGCAAATTCTTCTGTACTTGTTGGCAGTCCAAGAGCAGACTCTGTATTTGAAATAATATAATTTGCTTGATTATCAACATAGTTGCTAATTAAGTCATATAAATCATCTTGTTTACTTTCATCATCGGCAAATATGCTTTTCAAACGATTATATACATCAGATGACAATAATTTGTCGCCCTGTTTACCGCCAAGCTTTTCTGCCTCACTTTCAATGTCAGCAATAGCCTTTTGCACTTTATCATAATAATCTAATACAGATTTTATGTCAGATGTATCTACATTTACTCCAAGACCATATGAAATACCACTAATTACATTTCCATATACATCTTTGGCATTAGTGTATTTCTGAGTAGCATATTTACCTAATATATCTTTTATAATTCCATAAGCCTGATCACTTATTTCTGGTTTATCACCATCATTAGCTGTATCATTATATACTATACTTCTTTGAAAATCCGAAGTCCATTTTGACTTAATTTTTTCTTTTGCTTTCGTTGCCGCAGTATATGCATCAGTTTTTGCTTTGTTGAAATCTTCTGAATTTGATTCTTTAACAGCGTCAGCATATTCCTTCTCTGCATCAGTTGTGTCTTTTAATAACTTAATTTTATTTTTTAACTGCTCATTAACATTGTCAATTGCAGATTGCTTTTCTTTTTCAGTTGCAGAACTATCAAGTGACGCATAGCTGTCCCATGCTTGATAAACTTTTTCAATACTACTTGCACTTTCTTGTGCCTTTTGTATTGTATCTTGATAAATTTTTTGCTGAGCTTGATCGTAAGCGTTCCAAATAGCAATGCCAGCAGTAATAGCCATAGTTGCTATACCAATCCATGTGCCAACAGATTTAAACATAGCCTTTAAAGAAACTCCAGCTCCACTTAACTTGCTCATTGTATTCTTTTGCACCAAATAAGCCTCAACTTGCTTATAAGTTGCCTCTGATAACAGACCTTGTTCTTTTAATAACATTAAATTTGTTAAACTTAATTGCCTTGTGCCATCTGTTAATCCATCAACGGCAAGTTTACCTTGTGTAAAAGCAAGTATGTTCGCATATTCTTCTTCACTAATACTTGCAGTTGACAAAAGCAATTGAGTGTCGGTTAAAGAAAGTGTCTTTGTACTATTTTCCAAAAGATTACTTGACAAAATTTGTTCTTGCATTGCCTGATTTAATCCACTACTACTCAATACAGCTTTTTGTTGTGAAACAGACAATCCTTCCAATGCTGACTGATATTTCATAATTGCAACATCTGTCAATTGACCAGTAGAATTTCCATTAGCATCAAGAGTGAACAATTGTCCATTTGCATTAAGGCTGGTTACTTGATTAACTTGAGATAATGCACTACTAACGCCTACTATAGTAGATCTAATATTATTTATGTTCTTTATTAGTAAACCAAGACCAAGTGCACCAATAACAGTAGGAAATAAACCAATAGTATTAATAATGTCATCTAAAGCATCAACCAATCCAGTGAGTCCAACTATCATATTTTTTACCGATCCGTCATCAAGCATACTTGTACTTAAAGACTCCCACGCAGACTGCAATTGATTGCAACGACCTTCAATACTATTCATCCATTTTGCTTGTTCTTTAGCTGCTGAACCAGTTGAGTTCATAGATACTGCTAATGATTTTTCAGCCTGAGAGAAGTTGGTTAAAATAGCAGCGATTTGGTTACCACGCTGTTTGCCGGCGATTGTTTCCAATAACTGAGCTTTTTCAGGATCAGTAAGACTACTATAAACCTCACTGATTTCTTTCATTATCTCATATGTAGATTTAAAATCACCATTAGACTCAAATATATTAACTTTACCGTGAGTAAGATTTAAAATTTGAGTTTGCATTTTTGAGATGGATTCAACATTATCATCTACATCTTCGCCAAGTGCCTCTAATTCACCTTTCATACCACGAAGTCGCATACTTAACACTTTAATAGAGTTACCCATCTCACTGGCATTTTGAGTAATTTCTGTACCAGCGGTTAATAATGCAATTGTTTCGTTTAAATCATTGCCTGCCGTTGATAATGCTGCCGCAGAATTTGCTAATCCTTGTCCTAAGTCACCAGAACTAACTGCAAATCGGTTACTAACTTCATTTAATTTATCTATAATGCTTTCTGATTGACTTGCGGTCATATTAAATGCTTTTAAAGTTGACACAATGGTTGATGTAGCGTCATCTATACCATCTAAATCATCGCCTACATTTAAGTACATTGTAGCCACTTTAGCCAATTCGGAAGAATCACTAATAGAGTAACCCAATTTTGCAAAATCAGCCGTAGAGTTTACAAAGTCTGTTAAACTTGCACCCAATTCTTTTGACGACTGCTTTGCATCTGATAAAAATCTTGAATATGTACCGCTTGTTTCATCAGTAACTTTTTTTAAAGCCACCATAGCAGTATCAAGTTCTTTGACATTATTATATAACTCTTTAGTCCTTTGAATAATGGCATAAAATACTCTTGATGCACCGAAAAAATAACTAAAATGTGTCCACGCATCTTTAATGCCACTTACCCAACTTGCAGTAGCAACGCCAGCAGCTTTACATTTTGATTTAAAAGCTCCTAATTGTGTGTTGAACTCAGTTAAGTCAGCAGAGGTGTGCAACTCTTTACTCTTAGCAATAAGTTGATTTAACTCATTTAACAACACAGGATTTCGCTTTATATTTGTCCAAGCATTAGATAAAGCAATAATATCAGCTTGAGCTTTTTCAATTTTTGAGTTTAAAAGAGATTGTTGCTGATTTTCTTGCTGTAACTTTGCAACTGCTTGATTTTGACTATTTGCAGCTTTATTAGCATAAGTAACCTCAGATTTATATTGACTTACCAAATCAAGTAACTGTCGATATTCAACATCAATTTGTTTTAACGATTGTAGCTGTTGTTCAGTAGACAATGGCTTGCCTGTACCATTCATGCTGTTATTATATTGCTGTTGTAACAATATTATTTTTTCATATTGACTCACTACTGCACTATATGCTGTTGCAGATGCTTCTGTTGAAGTGGTAGGAGTAGGCAAATTGTACATTTGTTGTCCAGCAGAGTGCATGTTGCTACGAACAGCTTTTTCCGCCTGTGCAACTTTTTGAAGTTGTTTTTCTTGCTCCGCTAATTCCTTATTCGTTCTTTGTACTTCTTCATAATACGCTTGTTCTCTTTGATTTTTTGCTTTATCCATTTTAGAATAATTTTCAATCATACGAGAGACATTTGCAGACATTTCCTGAATAGTCCCACCACTATTTTCATCTACAAGCGTATTCATTCTGTAAACTAAGTCAGTTGTTCTTGTTAAACCATTATTAAGTTTATCTACATATGTAACAACAGCTTGAGTTCCTTGCTCAAAATCAACAAGACCATTTTGCAAATTAGTAAATCTAATTTTATCAACTTGTCCTAAGTCTTTACCTATTTCAGCAGCTAAATTTTGCAATTTAACCCTTGCTTCTTCTATACTTTGTTCATTAAGTAAATTATCAATATTAGCTTGTCCTAAATCAAGTTTAATTGTTGAAAATTGTTTCTGAATGTCAGATTTAATATTTCCTAAACCTTTAGACAAAGTTGCTTTACTAACACCAATATCAACTTCTACCTTGTTTAATTTTGATTTTATAGTCTGTAATTGATTATTGATAACTTCAGCACTACGAGCTTCATCCAACTTAGCTGTGACTAAAATTGTTGATTCATGATTAGTGTTTCCTGCCATTTTATTCACCACCTACAAATAAAAAAGAGACAGGAAACCCGTCTCTTAATCTTTTATTCGATAACCATTCATTATCAAACAAGTATCAAATACCGTTGATAATATATCATTACTATTTAATTGTTTTACAGTTGCTTGTACAAAAGGTCTGGCTTGCAAATATCTATATTTATTAGTAGATAAATTATTAAACATATAGCCAACGCCACCAAATTTTTGCGTATATTTTTTTTGTCCAAGTTCAATTAATTCAGGCAAACTTTGTATCTCATCTGTGTTATTCGCTGCTTCGCCTTTATCATTTAATACCTTATTAGGTCTTGCCGTATTATAAATTGTTACAGTATGATTTGAAACACCAATTTCAATTGCAGGTTGTGATATAAGTTCACTATTCCAATTTTCTTCCTGCAAAAGACTCTTCCTTCTGACATAATGCGGTCTCGATTTGCGTTCATAATGAATGCGATATCTATTATACACTCTCTGTTTAGCATAGCTGATAGCCACTTGAGTTACATAATCACTAACACCACTATCTAAAGCTTGATCAATATCCTTATTTACTGATTTAAATAAGTCTGCTAAAGATTTAAATTCTGCCATATTGATCACTGTCTTTGCTTGCCAACATATTTATTATTTTATCACTGGCATTGCTATCCAACCTTTTGTTTAATCCGTTCATTTCATTTGCTACATCTTGTAATCCAGTCATAATATCAGTATCTTTATATATTTTTTCTAACTCATTACTAATATTCATAATAATAGAAACACTTCTTTCACAATTTGAAGTAAGTGTCTCTAATTTAGTTTTAAGACGATTATGATTAACAATCAGTCTATCGTTAACATATTCTTTTATGATATGTGCAATTACATCCAAACATAGAGGGATACCATTAGCATGAATTAATGTTTGAGCTATATTATAATTCGTTTCAAAATCAATTACTTCAATAATACTATTGTTATATTTTATCTTTTTCATTACAAGAGGTATATCAGTACATACGCTTAACCACGCAACATAATTTGCAACTATTAAATACTGAGGACAATAATCGTCATCTATAAACAATACTTGTTCTGCTATGCTGGTAATCATATCTAATTGTGTTGCCTGACCAATCCATTCATATTCTGTATACAGTAATTCATCACCCGAATCAAAAACATATTTTTTCGAGTAACTTTTGACCTTAGTTAATTCTTTAACCTGTGTATTTGTCAATTTTTTCAAAAAAATTCACCTCTAACAATCTTTGATTTTCTATTTTATTATGTGACGCAAGTTCAGGATGTCGTTTTCTAATTCTTCTTTGCTTTTGTATAAACTCATAATCCAACCAGCCACCATCAATTTTAGAGTATGCTACCCAATAATAATCAATTAAAGGATAATTATGCCAAAATAGTTTTCTTTTTATTTTGGCAACAGAATCGGGCATACCTTTCGTATCTAAAACAAATTCTTTCCCATTATATAGTTTGACATAAAAATCAGCTACATAAGTGATTGCCCTTACAGTATGTTTTTTTCTCTTGAAGTCATTTTGTAATATATATTTTTTTTGTAATTCATATTCAACAATAATACCACTTTGCACATTAGGCAAAATAACTTCTTGATAAAAATTTTTCTCTAAAATACTATCAAAAACAATACCATCATCGGACATTCTTTTTGCCGTATTTTTATCTACATTAAATTTTGTCCTATTACTCTTATTCATAAATAATCACATTATAAAAAATAAGGGAAAATAGACAAAGCCTACTTTCCCTTATTAAAATTATGTTTTTAAATCATTTCATCCTCAGTAAACTTCGACTTCGTTTTACTTTTTATTTTGGTTTTATTACTTTTAAGGTCTGTAGCCTTAGAGGTTGATGTGCCTTCATCAACATCATCTGCAATAATAACATTTTGTAAATTATTCACATCTTCAATTACCGTATCTGCAAACTCTTTAGCTGATTTAGGTTTCTTTTCTTCTTCAATCTTAAGCAGATATTTTTGACCACATTCAAACGAACAAGCTACTTCTCTCCAATTAAAAGTACCAGTTGTGGCAATGCCAATTCTACACGGATTAAAAGGCTTAGAGCAAATAGGGCAGGTTTTATAAACCTTCATATTATCACTCCTTATACTGTAGTATAATCCTCTTCATTTTCGTCAAAGAACTTCCAACGAGTAAGAATCTTTGAACCACCACATCTTGTCTTAAGAGCTTTACCCTCAAAAGTTTGATTTGTCTGACTGTCGCTAATATTTGTTTCATACTCACCAGTGAGGTCAAGAGTATAAACATCAAACTCCCATTTACGAACAGTGTTACAAGCGTCCTCCCACTGTCCGGTTACTCTAATAGCAATCTTTTCAGAAACCTTATCTGAAACTCTATCAACATAACTTGCAAGAATCTGACGATCATACTTTACATGAACTTCTGTACCATCTGTATACTCGCCTTCGGCAAAAGTAATAGATGCTTTTGTGGTCTTAGTACCTTTTGCGTATGTAACTGTTTTACCCTTCTCAGCAGCCTTACCGACAGTATATTCAATATCACCAACCTTAATCATAAGTGGGTTGTCCACAGGGATAAAACTTAATTCTGCTTTATTAGAAGCAATCTTAACGGTGTCGTTCCAACCAATTGTCACTGCACCATTTACAACTTCTGTACCGTGTTCATCAGCCATAATATTAGCGTCAACAACACCAGCAGTCCAACTAATTGTTGCATTAGGATTTCTTTTAAGAGTGTTAATAATAGCACCGTTACCACCAACAATATCAGTGTTTGTCTGACCGTTATTTACTACAAAACTTGTAATTTCATCACAAGTATATTTATATGAGCCAAACATTGGTGTAAACACATCAACAGTGTCAACGCTTGTGAAAACAATATTATTTACATTTAACTTTGACATAATAAATAATTCCTCCTTAAAAATA